CGGCGGATTCTTCCATTTCCGCAGATGCTAAAAAACCGACGGGATCGGTTCGTTTATCGTATCTCGTTATCTATCAATTCATGGAAAACGCGCCGGACACCGCCGCGTAGAAAGTAAATATGTCACACACAGGAAACGGCGGTGTTTTAGAAATATCAGCCGATAATATTACTTATTCAGAAGTTGCAGAATTAACATCGTGGTCGATTGAAGAAAGCGGCGAAGCCATTGAAACGACCTCGATGGGATCGGATCGGTTTAAAACTTTCATCCAGGGAAATTACGGATGGAGTGGATCAGGCGAGGCAAACTGGTCTGACGACGACACCGCCCAGGAAGCAATTGAAACCGCTTTAATCAGTGGAGACAGCACATTTTATGGGAAATTCTTTCCGATTGGAACATCTGCTGGCGATTACTGGAGCGGATTAATTGTTGTAACGGGTGTCAGTTTCAGTGGTTCCGTTGATGCTCCGGTCAGCTTTTCCTTTTCATTTCAAGGGACGGGTGCTTTAACCCACACTAACGCATGACGGATGTTCTAAAAGTCGCCAAGGATCAATTCAAAGCGCGTCTTGCCGAAGAGCTAAAATTCATCACGGTGCCTGAATGGGGTGATAAAAAAATCTACTATCGTTCTGCGATGAAGTTAAGCCAGCGGGCTATCGTGATGAAGCACGTTCAGCGCGATGAGTGGGATAAATGCATCGCCTGGGGCATTATTTTTCGTTGTCGTGATGAGAACGGCAAAGCTCTTTTTAATCGCGGGCATTTAAATCAAATTATTGATGAATTCGATCCTGATGTATGTCAACGCATCATCGAGGAAATGAATGCGACTGATCCAACGCACGAAGAGATTCAGGGAAACTGAAGAGCGATCCAGACCTTTATGCCATCTTTCAACTTGCTGAGATTTTACATAAAACCGTCGCCGAAATTATGGAAATCAGTGAGGATGAATTCAAGGGATGGATCGCATATTTTGAATTGAAACACCAAAAAGAAAAAGCACGTGCCAAGCACCACCGTTGAGATAAGAGGAGAAGATAAAACTAAACGGGCGTTTGCATCGGTTAAAAAATCGATGTCAAGCATGTTGAGTGCAACCAAGAGTCTAGGGGCCGCCGCCGCTGGACTAGCAGGTGGTGCGGCATTGGGTGCAATGGTTACGAAACTTGCAGATGTTGCGGATAAAATAGGTAAAACTTCAGCCCGTTTAGGAATTGGTACTGAAGATTTGCAAAAATTCCGTTTTGCCGCCGAGCAAAGTGGCGTCGAGGTTTCAACCTTTGATATGGCATTGCAGAGATTCACACGCAGAACGGCGGAAGCGGCAGAAGGGACCGGGGTCGCAAAAGCGGCTCTTGATGAAATGGGAATTGCTGTCAGAAATAACGATGGCACATTGAAGTCTAATTCAATCTTATTGCGAGAGGTTGCCGATGCTTTCGCTAACACCACAGATCAAACCCAAAAAGTAAAACTCGCTTTTAAATTATTCGATTCTGAAGGTGTCAAGATGGTTAATATGCTCCAGCAAGGAAGTGGAGCAATTGACGCAATGGGAACCCAATTGGAATCAGTTGGCGGAATTATTAACGATAAGGCAATTAAGGCGTCCGAACAATTTAATGATCGTCTTAATATAATGACGCAAGCGGCAAAGGGGTTGCTGACTCCATTGGTTGAATTAGTCAATCAAGGACTTAATCCGTTTTTTGAAATGACGGAACGCATGGCAATGCCGTTAAAAGAGCAACACCAATTGATTCAAAGTCAAATAAATGCTTTGGTTTTGGAACGTAATGCGGCAGAAGATGTATCATTCGTTTTTAATATTTTAGGTAAAGACATAAAAGTTGTAACAAAATCAAAAAAAGACACGATAAGAACAACCCAAAAGCAGATTGATCAACTTGCACCGTTGGCAAGTGCGCTTAAAAAACAAATGTTAGCTGAACAAAAAGCTGAAGCTTCAGCAAGAAAAACAGCACAAGCATTAAAAGCAAAAGCGGAAAAGAGTAGAGAAGCGACACAAGAAATCGGTTACCAAAATGATGTCCTTGCTTCACAATATCAAATGTATGCCGAAGGGATTACAATGTACGAAGAAAGTGCATTGAAACTTGAAGAATCAAATGCACAAAAACTAGAATCAGAAAGATTAAGGATTCAAGAACAAAAACAACTATGGCTGGACGAATTCAAAACCTATTCAACGTTCCTTAAAAATAAAAAAGCAGATGATGCAAAAGCCGCCGCCGCAAAAATTGCACTTGAAGAACAGACTAAAAATGCAACCATTGCAATCGTTGCTGGCATGAGTGGGGTTTTAAAAGGTGAATCTCAGGAAATGTTCAGTTTATATAAAGCGGCGGCAATCTCAATGGTATTTATTAATGCGGCGGAAGCGGCCTCAAAGGCATATGCTCAACTTGGGATTTTCGGCCCTGCCGCCGCGGCGGCTATATATGGATTGGCAATTGCTCAAGCAGATCTGATTTCGCGAGAAAGCTTTCCAGGAAAACAAGTAGGTGGTGATGTTATGAAAGGTCAAACGTATCTAGTCGGGGAACGTGGACCAGAATTATTCACGCCTGGTCAAACAGGATCGATTGCACCAAATAGAAATTCAGGACAAGGCGTTATTATCAATATTTATGACGGGACCGGACGGAAAATTAATCAGGCAATGTCAGACCTACGCGTTGAAGTAGTCGAGAGGGCGAATTCATTCGGTCAATTCGCGGCACTAGAAAGCCCATTATACACCGATGCCGCGGCCGCTTGAGGTAGAAATCACTATGGATCTCCCATTGGCAGGAGGGTCCGTTTATTACTATCTGTCAGACGAATCTCATGTCGGTGCAAATGGTAAGTTTTATCATGGATTTATCCTTGGACGACCCAAAATCAAGATGTCGTCAACATCAGGAGGATTCATTCAAATGACTGCAGGTGGAATTACCCTGGTCAACCGCCCAAATGATGCAGATCATCCGTTCGGCGGGTCGCGTTACGCGACGATTTTAGCAACGCCTGGGCCATATTATATAGGTATTAAATTCGATGAAGCTTACAACTTATTCGAAGGTATGGTCTTTTTGCAATCAATTGCAAATAATGAAATGAAGTTGAGTGTAAATCCGATCAGATCAACCGGATTGAATATCTACACGGCAGATTCAGACCTGAATGACGGACGAGTCAACTTTTTCTTTGGTGCTATCCATGAACAGCCAGTACCACTCATCGATGCAAGTAATTTTGACTCTGTTACAGGGACCGCAGTCGGGTTTCAAAATCTGACAACATCAACCGGAACTGTTAAAATCGACGGGACGACCCGCGTCCCGGACGCCTGGAGCGCGATTAATGAAGACGCTGGCTCAATTCATATGTCAGGAGGATCGGCGCGTTATAATGCCGATTATACCAGTTCGTCTAAAAGATCAGTTTCAGGAACAGGTGCGAAATGGGCGACTACTCCGGCAATGACTGCGTCAGGGACAACGATTGGAGACTTTGCCGATCAAATTGCACATATTATGACAAACACAATCACCAGTGATTCGCTTTACGTTTTAGAGACTGCAACGGTTGACAAGAACAAAATCGGAACTCCGCCAGATTCAACGATCATCATTTCTCAAGAAAGTGATATTTTGAACCTTTTATCATCGGTGATGCCTGGTGTTAATTATCAATTCTATATTGCACCAAATCAGACTGATGGAAACCGAACATTGTTTTTGATTGATAAGGATAATGTGCCTGGAACCAGTTCTGACTATTACCATGCATTATCTGATTTTGAAATCAGTGAAATTGTAATCCGCGCACCAAAAGAAATTAAAAGAATTTCGTTGAACTATACCGATCATTATTGGAGTGGTACTGATTTAATTTCTCAGCAGTTAGGTTCCCATATTACGTTAGGTGCGAGCGGTTCTGATATTTCATTGCAAGCACTGGCAGATGATTTTTCACAATTCTCTGATGTCTCAACGATGCTGACAAGCATTAAAAATATTCTTATCAAATCGACTGTTAAGGCGAAAATTGCAGGACTCCAATCAACGTGGCGTCCTGGTGATAGGGTCGTTTTTGATCGCAGAACAGAGCAGGTTCATGTTGATATGAAAGTACGCGGAATCGAGTGGGATTCAGTCGCAATGGAAACTTCCATTGAAGGCGAAGCAACCATCACCGATTTGGTTCAATCATGAAGATATTAGATTCGAACAAAATAACCGCACAAAGCTTGTCGTCTGGTACTCAATTTTCTGCTGATTATTCGGTTGATAATATTTCTGATGATAATCCCAGAAAATGCTTCATGGCGAATTCTTCGAGTGCAACCATTTCCGTGACCTTAGCATCAGGAATGTCGGCGATTTTCATTTCTGGAGTGATGGCAGATTCATTAACGTTGAATATTTCAGATACAGATAATTCACTTTCAATTATTGATGTTTTAGACATTAATAATTATTCGACGAATAAATGGATCAATAAAAACAATGACGCGAAACAAAAACCGAATTTACAACCTTACACTGTAGGCACGTTCAGTGGGACCGTTCTTACATCACCGATCACAACGAACACCACGCTTACCAATTATTTAACAGGCGCACCGGATACGTTAGTGCTTGAAGCGAATTTAACGCTTGGAGACGGTGGTGAGGATTTGGTGATTCTTGAGTTAGGGCTGAGCGATTCAGATGATACCATTGAGAATGATTGGGATAATTCTGCACTTGGTGCAGGAACTGCGACCTTGACGTTAGAATCTACAACCGACCTTAAAGGTTCTCCGGTTGAAGGAAATTCGATTCACCAGTGGGACCAAAGCGCAGGCGCAACCGGACGGTTCGAGGACAGTTCCGGGGATGCAATCAATATTTTTGACCATTCCAACGTTCATGTCGGCTCGATTATCACCATTGGCGGTTCAGATTATCAGGTTAATCAAATCGTTGGTGATGGTACTGGCGCGGCAGATATTACTCTTTCAGGATCAGTAGCCGATGCAACAATCACCAGTGTTAAAAATCCAGTGAGAATCGGCATCTTTCAGGCGTGTTCGGTCATTGCAATCGAAAACCCCCAACTTGGAATTTCAAAAGCACTCCAGGATTTTTCAATCAGAAAACCGTTGAATAATGGTGGTTATCAGGAAACCCCGAAAAACATCATTAATATTTTTACATGTAATCTGATCGTGCCAATCGCTCAGGCAAATAATATCATCGATTTTTATCATGCATACCGTTCAAAACCTTTTCCTGTACAGGTTTTGAATGATTTAGCATCGGGCCAGAGTGAGGCGTTTAATTTTTCAGGTTTTTTTTACATGATTGATGCACCTGAAATGGTCAGTGCAAATCATTCAGGATCATATCAAAACATGACTTTTAACATACGCGAGGTAGTCTGATGGCAGATCGAATTTTAAAACCAGACACAGGCAACGATCTGGTTTTGCAAAACAATGGCGGAACCGCAAAAATCGAGATAAACGATGGACAGGAAATCACCATATCAATCGGATCGTCAAGTGGTGATGATTTTAACGTGGGAAGTGGAAAGCTTTTAGTTGAAGGCGATACAAGTTTGGTTTCCATTACTGGTGATTTTAAAGTCGGTGGAAACAATATTGAGGATAGCGGCGGCGTTGTCGCACTCACTTTCGACGGTTCAGGTAATACCAATTTATCTGATAAAATTTTACAGCGCCCCACCATCAAGGACTATGCCGAAACAGGAAACGCGATTGGAAACACGGTCGCCTCACAAGCGATTGATATTACATCAGGAAACATAATCACTGCTACTCTAAATGTAGCGACAACGACTTTTACGTTTTCAAACCCATCGGCGTCAGGGTCAGGCTGCAGTTTTACGTTGATTTTAACTCAAGATGGATCAGGGTCGAGGGCCGTGACTTGGCCAGGATCAGTACAGTGGGCGTCGTCAACGGCTCCAACACTTTCGACCGGTGCTGCGGATGTTGACATTTTTGCTTTTATCACAGTCGATGCAGGTACGACGTGGTTTGGGTTTACTGCAGGTCTTGACATGGATATCTGATGGCCTTTTCTACTTTACGTTCGTTAATGGGTGCCAGTAGTGGTGGTGGTGGTGGTGGTGATGACCGTGGCGTTTTTGGTGGTGGCCACACAGGATCGAATTCAAACGTCATTGACTACATCACTATCTCCTCAACAGGAAATGCAACCGACTTCGGAGATCTGACTGAAACACGGCACGCCTTAGGCGCAACATCAAACGGGACTACAGATCGAGGCGTTTTTGGTGGTGGGACCACAGGATCGAATTCAAACGTCATCGGCTACATCACTATCTCCTCAACAGGAGATGCAACGGACTTCGGAGATCTGACTGTGGCACGGGGCTACTTAGGCGCAACATCAAACGGGACTACAGATCGAGGCGTTTTTGGTGGTGGGACCACAGGATCGAATTCAAACGTCATTGACTACATCACTATCTCCTCAACAGGAGATGCAACCGACTTCGGAGATCTTACTGACGCCCGGCACGGCTTAGCCTCAACATCAAACGGGACTACAGATCGAGGCGTTTTTGGTGGTGGGAATGATGGATCGAATTCAAACGTCATTGACTACATCACTATCTCCTCGACCGGAGATGCAACCGACTTCGGCAATCTGACTGTTCCACGCAACTACTTAGCCTCGACATCAAACGGGACTACAGATCGAGGCGTTTTTGGTGGTGGGAATGATGGATCGAATTCAAACGTCATTGACTACATCACTATCTCCTCGACCGGAGATGCAACCGACTTCGGCAATCTGACTGTGGCACGGCACGGTTTAGCCGCAACATCAAACGGGACTACAGATCGAGGCGTTTTTGGTGGTGGGCATGATGGATCGTATGCAAATGTCATTGACTACATCACTATCTCCTCAACAGGAGATGCAACCGACTTCGGAGATCTTACTGTGGCACGGGGCTACTTAGGCGCAACATCAAACGCATGAGAGGATGGAATGGAATTAATACTTAAAAATCCATCTGTTTTAAAGATCGATAATGATGCTTTAGCAAAAATCGAATCTCGTTTGCCAGAAATCAAACGAGCGAGAAATTCAGCAGGCCGGAAAAATACGCAAACGACCAGTCAATTAATGACTCTGAATATAGCAGGTGATGGACCCTACCGGCATTTAAGACAAATTTTAGCACAAATCGAACGAAAAACATCAGCATTGGAAGAGGCATTTTTTAAACTAAAAAAAGATGATGTACGTTTAAAAAAATTAGATTTCTTCCCAGATGATGAAAAAGATGAAATGTCTTTGATCCGGGCCGAGGAAATTACTGCTAAAATGGAAAGAAGTAGATTATATATAGAAGGTGCCATTAAGGAAATCGGCATGTTCCAGGATGCATATGAAGAAATTCGAGAAACGCATAATATTCCTGAAAAGTGGGATGAAAAAGATTCTGAAAAAGCAGAAATTCGGCATCACATAAAAATGGCTTTCAGAAATTCTTTTCAAGAACTGATGTCAACAGGCATGATCGGCAGGGGATCAGCAGAGTACTTGGAGCAGTTTGGAATACATCCACAGTCAGCAAGAAAGTATCTTCATGATTATATAGTTGAGAATGAAAAATTAATGGACTCTGGGAAGGAGCCGACCATTGAGCATTTCCATAAATTTCTAGATTCAATGGCAGATAAATTTCAGGAATCACATAAACTATGTATGAAGCGGATTGGGTTAAAAACCTTGGTCCGTGATGAGTGGTGTTATCGTGAAACCGTCTAATTAAAAGTGCTTATGTTTGCAAAAATCAAAAATCAAAATATTATTAAATACCCTTATAACGAAACGGATTTAAGAAATGATAATCCGTCAACATCGTTTCCACTTAATCCCCTAGAAAATCTAGGATTAAGGGAATCTTTCTCAGTCGTTCAGGTTTTTCCAAA